ACCGCCGACTTGTTAGCGGACGACTGGGAGTTATTTTGACCATTAAGTTAACTAAAAAGCGGCAAAAGTGGGTAAAAAATAGGAATGTCGTGTTAAAAGGCACGGCATTGCGCTATAATGCTGCACAACAAACGCGATACGTAAATGCGCTTGAACGTTTAGTAAAACAAATGACGGTAACTACAAAAAGCCAAATAATGAAGCTTTTTAAAGGAGAAATATCTAAGGATTTTTTTAAACAACAAGAGCAAGCTAGTGCTATGGATATCAGTTTAGGAAGCCAAGCAAAAATATTAATGAACGGGTTATTATCAACGTTTCGACAACTATTCTCAAAACGTGCGAACATTTTAGCGCCGAGAATGGTTAACGGCGCAGAGCAAACAAGCACGACTAGTTTACATTCAAGTCTTGGAGAATTAACCGCAGGGCTATCACTTAAAACAAGTGTTGTACCCAAAGGCTTGGAAGATGTGGCTACGGCAATAATTGCAGAGAATGTATCTTTAATAAAATCAATACCTGAAGAATATTTTAACCAAGTTACCGGCTCGGTGATGCGCTCAATTACTACCGGCCGAGGACTAGCAGACTTAGTCCCAGAGATTCAAAAATACGAAGGCATGACGCATCGTCGTGCGCGCAATATCGCGTTAGACCAAACCCGTAAAGCCTATAATTCCATCGGTAAATTAAAAATGCAACGCCTAGGTGTTAAACAATTTCAATGGATACACTCAGGAGGCGGACAATTTCCGCGTGAATCCCACGTTAAGATAAGCGGCCAGATTTTCAGTTTTGAAAATGTCGAAAAAGAACAAGCAGCACTTGGCGTACCAGAAGCCGACCGGGGGATTCCGGGCTATCCCGTAAACTGCCGTTGCGTCATGAAGCCGGTCATAGTTTTTGATTCCGACTAATTTTTTAAAAGGCGCATCTTATAAAAAATATAGCGAGTACAATTCGGGCATTGGACGAAGGTCGTGTCAAAGAAGAATTAATGGAAGCACGTTTTAAAATTCTTGCTTTGGAAAATAAAATACCGACCGTAGCAGTAGCTGCGTGAAGTAATAAAACGGTTAACCGTTTTTAATTCGATATTGTTATGCGTTCTTTTATTTCTGTTAGTAAGATAACGTCATTCGGTGTTCGATTATTGCCAAATGCATTGAATACGCGCAAAATATAGAGCATGTAGTACAGGAGTTAATTGCATGCCCTTAATAAAAGGTAAAAGCGACAAATCTCGTGAAACAAATATTAAGACGGAGCTTGCCGCTAATCCAAAGATGAACCCTAAACAAGCCGTGGCTATTGCCTACGCTACGCAACGTAAAGCCGAATCAGAAGACGACCAGCCGTATGATTTAACGCTTGATGAAGATACCCAAGAATCTGCACGAAACTACGACATTAACGGCTGGGCGGAAATTAAAGGTAACCCCATTTCAAAAGTCGGTGTTTTTCCGTATATCGGCGCACAAATAAGCCCAGATTTAGAACCTGATAAAATTTACCAAGTGTACCGTCCCGAAGAGGAATTGATGAATCAGGAAACCATAGATTCGTTTAAACTGGTGCCATGGACGGATGAGCACGAGATGCTCGGCAATGACGATGACAACTTAACACCTGCTGAAAAAAAAGGCATTCACGGTGTCATTGGTGAAGATGTGTATTACGATGCCCCCTATCTGAAAGCAAATTTAAAAGTTTTTTCAAAAAAATTATCAAATCTTATAGACAAAGGAAAGCGCGAGCTATCCATCGGTTATAGATGCTTGTATGATATTGTTAGCGGAGTGTATAAGGGACAAAGATATGATGCTATTCAACGACAAATACGGGGTAATCACCTGGCCAGTGTCGATGAAGGCCGCTCTGGCCATGACGTTGCCGTCCTCGACCACTTTAAATTTACTTTTGACACCAAGGAGCTACAAATGCCACGCATGAAAGACGAAGAAATGCGCGAAGAAGAAACCGCGAAAGCTGAAGAAATGACACTTGAAAAATGTATCGCACGGATTGAAGAACTTGAAAGTAAGTTAATGAAGATGGGCGCAAACGACGAAGAAGACCCAAAAACTAAAAAAGACGCGGAAGCGAGTGATGAAGAAAGCGAATGGAACGAAGAAACGGACGAAGCCGACCCGGCTATGTTTGTGACTAAGGCCAAGCTTAACGAAGACGAAGACCCTGACGCCGAAACCGAAGAAGAAAAAGAAAAAAAGAAAAAAGAAGCAAAGGGCGACATGGAAAAACCAAAGGACAAAAGTATGGATTCCATGAAAGATATTTTCCGTCAAATCGCTAGACGCGATGCGCTGGCTTCACGCTTATCAAAAGTTGTAGGAACCTTCGACCATTCCCAAAAAACGTTGAGTGAGGTTGCATTGTACGGTGTTAAAAAGTTAGGCTTACAATGCCGTAAAGGTCATGAGGAATCAGTTTTAAGCGGGTATTTAGCGGGTCATAAACCGTCAAACATTACCGTAACCGCTCAGGACTCGCGGACGTCTTACAGCCAAATAGACGCATACATTGCAGGAGATAAATAATCATGGGTTTTCAATCAACAGTTTCCATCCAACAAGGTTTTGGCGTACCCGGCGAGCTTTTTAGCGATGCCCCGTACCGTTCACAATCGTTTACTATTCAGTCCGCAAGCGCGGCATATAACGTAATTGGCGCAACTTGCTGTACAATAACCAGTGAAGGTTTTTGTCAGGCAGGTAGCGCAGGTACTTTAGGTTTTGCGGGTTTCTTGGCTGATCCGAAAGATATAGCGTTGTTCGGCGCGGGAGGTATACCTCTTAACCCTACGTTAGTTGTTCCCAACTTTACACAAGTTGAACTTGTGACTATGGGGGATTTAATCGTTACATTGCCCGCAGCCGCGTCAATCGGGGATTATGTACTGTACGATAATACCAGCGGTGCGTTAACTACAATACCACCAAGTACCGCACATATTCCCAGCGGAAAAACGTTTGCAAACGCTGTGGTGAGTTGGTATACCGTGTCGGGTGCAGGTTTAGCCGTTATAACGATATCTCCTTCTAGCGCAGTACCTACGCCCTAACGTTTAAAAGGAACTTAAAAAATGACAAGAAGAGCAACAGAGGTTAGATCGTCTTTACTACCAAAACAAGTACGATCGCTTAAGAATTTTGATGCAAAAGAGTACTTAGGTTTATCAAAACTCGGTGTTAATATTTCGCCGCGTATAGTACAACAAATGATGGTCGCTCACGCTATGGACAACGCCCTGGCAATGGACGCTATTCAGCCAACCGTTACGACCGGGTCATTAGGTACGCCAGTACAATTTTTGCAAAATTGGCTACCGGGCTTTGTGTTTGTTATCACGGCCGCTCGAAAGATTGATGACTTGGTAGGGATTTTAACTACCGGAAGCTGGGACGATGAAGAAATTGTCCAAGGTATTTTAGAGCGTACTGGTACGTCTCAGCCATACGGAGATTATACTAACGTCCCGTTAAGCTCTTGGAATACTAACTTTAATTACCGTACGGTTGTACGTTTTGAAGAAGGTATGAAGGTTGGCGTTTTAGAATCTGCACGTGCTGCACGTTTGCGCGTTGACGATTCGGGTATGAAACGGGAAGCCGCAGCACTAGCGCTTGAAATTATCCGAAATACCGTTGGTTTTACCGGGTTTAACGCCGGTGATAATAATACGTATGGGTTTTTAAATGATCCCGGTTTATTGGGGTACACTACGGTCGCAGTTAATGCTGCCACGACCTCAACACTGTGGAGCCATAAGACATTTTTAGAAATTTGCAATGACATACGAGTTGCTATTGTTACCTTGCGTACACAATCACAAGATACTATCGACCCTGAAAAAGTTGATTTAACGCTTGCGGTTGCAACGGATGCGGTAGACTTTTTGACTACAACGTCTGATTTTGGGATTTCCGTTCGTGCCTGGATGGAAGACGCATACCCTAGAATGCGTGTAGTTTCTGCTCCGCAATTAAATCTTGCAAACGGCGGCGCTAATGTGTTCTATCTTTATGCCGATAAAATAGCGGATATGTCCACGGATGGCGGACAAACGTTTATACAGCCAGTTCCTGCAAAGTTCCAAGTACTTGGCGTTCAACAATTAGCCAAAGCGTATGAGGAAGATTATAGTAACGCAACGGCGGGTGTAATGTGCAAAAGACCCTACGCAGTCACAAGATGGTCAGGTATATAAAAATAGTAGGGCGGTTTTATAGCCGCCTGTTTTTTTTTGGAGTAAAGAATGCCTTTCGTTTATTCGACTTTAACGTGTGACAATATTTTCCCGGTTTATGTGGAGAATAAAGACCCGCACGCATTACCGCGCATAATACATAAAATTGTTATTAAAGGAGGTCACGGCGTTAAGCTACAAAAAGAGTTACACACCCCCTTCGGTGTTAGGACTCAAGTATCAGATAGCGATTTAGAATTGCTAATGAAAGATTTAAATTTTAAAAAACAAATATCTGCGGGATTCATAACTGTGGATAATAAAAAAGTAGTTGCAGAGAAAAAAGCCGCAGATATGAATCCAAAAGATGGAAGCGCACCGATGACACCAAAGGATTTTGAAAAAAGTGACATAAGTGAAGAAACGCTGGTTTATAAAGAAAAAGGCAAAAAATGAGCCTAAACCCGCCGATTTTGACGTTTAACTACGCTGAATTTGTAGCCAACCCCATATTTGCGTTATACGCTAACCCGGTAACGTACCCGGAAGCTCTTGTCGCGGCCTATTGGGCAAGCGCTATTTTTTACATAAGCGATATCGGAAATTTTGGCGCAATTCAGGGTGCACAACGTCAAGCAGCGATTGATTTAATGTGTGCGCACTTAATATTTTTATCAGCGCTTGCGCAATCGGGGCAAGTACCGGGATTAATGCAGACGGCCACAATTGATAAAGTCTCAATTGGTTTGACGCCGCCTCCACTACCTAATCAATTTCAATGGTGGATGGGATTGTCCCCCTATGGTCAAATGCTGTTAGCGATGCTACAAACTAACAGTGTAGGCGGTTTTTATGTCGGCGGCTCGCCTATACGTGCGGGATTTAGGGACGGGTACGGGAGCTGGCCATGGTTGACGTCAAGAGAGTAGATTCGCAAGCAGGTAAAAATTTACTGGTTGCCTTGAAGAGTTTACAAAACGCCCAAGCCCGTGTTGGTTGGTTTCCCAGCGCGGTTTATGATGACGAAAAAAGCACACCGGTTGCAGCCGTAGCCGCACAAAATGAATTCGGAAACCCCGCTAAAAATATTCCAGCACGCCCGTTTATGCGACCAACTATTGCGAAAAAATCAAAGGAATGGAAAGCAATCGCAGAAAAAGGCGCGCAGGCTGTTATTGAGAATCAGATACATGTGACTGATGTTTTAGATTTAATCGGTCAAGCGGCCTCCGCAGATATCAAAGAAACCATCTCACGGTTAGTAACCCCGGCTTTAAGCCCTCGGACGATTGCCGCAAGACTTGCAAGACGTTCAAATAGGAAACAAGTGGGATCATTAACGAAGCCGTTAATTGATACGGGTAAAATGATTGTCTCGCTGGATTACGAAGTGGACGGCCTGCCATGATTCCCGGTGCGATTCCTGGCTCAAACATCCTGAACATGGCGTTCCGATTAATCGCCAAACAGGTTGTTTTATATTACAGAGACGCAGGACGGTCGTTAAATTCTGTTGGTCAAGACATAACTACTTATGAACCCGCGTTAACGCTTGGCGGTAGTTTTCAGCCAGTACCCCGTAAAGTATACCGACTGTACGGCCTTGATTTACAAAAAAACTATTATATGTTTTATGCATCGCGCGATATTTTAGACATAACACGCGATGTATCAGGTGACCAAATATCATACCAAGGGCAACGGTTTCAGTGTGAGTCAAACATTAATTGGTATAGTATTGACGGATGGAATGGAGTTTTGTGCATACATATCGGCGAGGATATTACCGACCCGGTGCTTTGGGGTTTTGGAACCATTCCGGCAACGTCCACATATCAAAATTTTGGGCACGGGACATTTATCGGGAGTTCTGAATAATGAGCTTTTCAGATAACCAATTAGTCCAATTATTTTTACCGATAATCACCGCGGGTTTGATTGTGGATGGTTTTACAAACGTAACGGTTAAACAATCAAATCAACCAACGCAACAGGGTATTAATACCAACCCAACTGTATATTTTTTTAAAGTTAATAATAAGCGATACGGGTATTTAGGACGTGAAGATGTTTGGAACGGGACGTCAATGGTTCATACGGAGCTCCAATATTTTGAAACCATATTCCAAATGTCAGCGTTAGTTCTACAAGAACCAAAGTACCCGGCTTTGCCAACGGCTTCGGATTTAGTAAATGAGGTTGCAAGTATAATGCAAAGCGATAATACCCGCGTTATACTAAACGCCTCAGGTGTTGGTATTTTAAGAGTCTCAGAGGTTTTAAACCCGTACTTTGTGGATGATAGAGATAATTTCGAAGCTTCGCCTTCTTTTGATTTTACGTTAGTGTACGAAAATACGAGGTTAAGCACCACGCCGATAATAAATACATTTGTTCCGAATTTCATAGCAATATAAGGATTTTTCTATGTCGATATCCCTTACAAATTACGTCAACATTTTTTCGGGTCAGGGGGCTGGTATTGCGTCTCCAACTCGCGATTTATACGCCCGTTTTTTTACGAGCAGCTTATTATTACCTCCGCAAAGTTTCGTACAATTCACTAGTGCCGCGCAGGTTGCCGCGTTTTTTGGGTCGTCATCCGAAGAGTACGCACGAGCCGTTTTTTATTTTGGTTTTGTAAGTAAGAACCTAGTACAAGCGGGCGCTATTCAGTTTGCACGATGGGTATCTGCCGCCGTTGCGCCAATGATATTTTCAGCCGCAGCAAATACAAACGCGCTAGGTTTATCAGCGTGGACGTCAATCAGTAACGGGTCGTTTATCTTAACCATCGGGGGCGTTACCAACGTTCTTAATAGTTTAGATTTTCATTTAGCTGCGGACTTACCTGCCGTTGCGGCAATTATTGAGAGCGCAATTCAGGCTGAGACCGGATCGGGTGCCATGTGGACGGGAGCGACTGTAACCTATAGCCCGCTAGGATATAGTAATAGCGGCTTTACATTTACCGGTGGATTGCAAACGCTTTCTTCAATTTCGGTAACCGCAGGCGGCACAGGAACCGATATAACCGGGGTCGGTTTGCTCGGGTGGGTGCCTGCAATTACTATCGGTGTTAATAGCGGATTGATATCTGGTACGGGCGGCGCGATATGGGCGACAGGCTCGCCGGTCGAAACGTTGGCCGACGCACTAAACACATCGATTAATAACTCAAATAATTTTGGGTCGTTTGCGTTTTTAAATAACTTGAATTTAACGTTATCACAAGTGATACAGATTGCCACTTGGAATATTACCGCCCCGGTCAATGTTAACTATTTATATTGTATCCCGGTTAGTCGCGCCAACTATACAAGCTGGGCGGCGGTATCTGGGGGCGTTGGTGGTATCGGCTCGTGTTGTATGACGCTACAATCCAACAACTTTACGTTTACAGGGCTATTAACCTCCGCAGCGAATACCGTAACGGGTTTACAAACTACCATAGGAATGACTGTGGGTATGTCAATATCCGGTACAAACATTCCGGCGAATACTACCGTTGTAACGATTAACAGCACTAATAACTCCTTGACAATGTCCGCTAATGCTACCGGAAGCGGCACCGAAGTTATAACGTTTTATCCGTTCCAGTTCCCTGAACAGTTACCAATGATGATTGAAGCCGCGACCAATTACGCCGGTTTGAATTCTGTGCAAAATTATATGTTCCAGGTTGATAATACTGGCAGTTTAACGCCCAGCGTTACGAGCGACACAGACGCTACGGCACTTGATGCGCTTTTTGTGAATTACTACGGAAGCACACAAACCGCGGGAACCATTATTAATTTTTATCAACGCGGCGCAATGATGGGTCAAAACGTTCCCTCAAACATCCCAGACATTACTAGTTACGTGAATGAAGTATGGTTTAAAGACGCAGCAGGCGCGGCTATTATGACGTTGCTTTTAGCGCTCAGCCAGATACCGGCTAACACTCAAGGCGAGGTTCAAATCATAGGCACGTTGCAGGGGGTCATTAATCAAGCGGTGAATAATGGCACCGTAAGTGTCGGCAAGACGTTAACCGCCGCACAGATAACGTATATCACAGCCGCAAGCAGTGATAACAAGGATTGGTATCAAGTGCAAAACTTGGGGTATTGGCTCAATTGTGTAATACAACCTAACTTAATGAGGCCGGGCGAATACGAGGCCGTATACACATTGATATACAGCAAAGACGACACAATCCGATATGTATCTGGCACACAAACGTTAATTTGATTAAGGGGCTAAAATGCAAAATATTACTGGTTTTGGCTTATCGATTAACTTGATAGCCAGCATTACCTTTCCAGCGGGTTTTATTATTAATCAATTTGCGGATGATTCCGATCCGTTGGACGTTCCGTCGTTACAGATTGGGGACTCGGCCATGGGCTTGAATGGCGACCTGATTGCCTGGTCGAAAGCGAACCCCATTAAGTTAACGCTTGATGTGATACCCTCAAGTGATAATGATATCAATCTAGCTATTTTGCTGGAAAATAATCGAGTTGGTCGCGGTAAATTAGGCGCAAAAGATTTAATAACAATGAGCTTGATATACCCGGCAAGTAATACTATTACCTTAACAAACGGTATAATTACAGACGGTATACCCTTTAGCCCGGTATCAAGCGCAGGGCGATTGAAATCAAAAAGTTATCAATTTACCTTTGAAAACCGAGTGGGCGGATAATAATGTTAGAACCAAAAACGATAGAGATTGACGGCAAGCTTTTTATAATCTCCAAATTTCCGGTGGTAGCGGGGCGTGAGATCATCACGCAATACCCTCTTTCTGGGATCCCAAAACTGGGCGACTATAAAACGAACGAATCATTAATGCTGAAAATCATGTCCTATGTGGCTATCCCGATGGAGGAGGGCGAACTATGTTTATCAACGCAAGTTTTGATTGATAATCACGTAGGAAGTTGGGAAACATTGATAAAGTTGGAAATGGCAATGATGGAGTATAATTGCAGTTTTTTTCAGTCAGGCAGAGTCTCCAGTTTCTTGGAAGATTCCGCCAAGAATTTACCTGCATGGATTA